CTTGCAAGAAGAAGTAATCTTGCTATAATCGCCGCATGTCTTTTTATACTTGCGTAGAAACTCGCGGCAGCAAGATCCTCTATAGAGGGGTGGAAAATGGGATTCGGGTTCAGAGGGAAGTTTCCTTTGAACCCGTTCTCTTTGTATCCAGCAATAAGTCTTCAGAATGGAAGACTCTCTGTGGCCAGTCTGTGCATCCTGTCAGTCCGGGCAACATGTATGAGTGCCGTGAGTTCATTGAGAAGTATGATGGCATCTCTGGCTTTGAAGTCTATGGCCAGACAGACTTTATCTACCAATTCATCAGCAAGGAATTTCCAGAAGAAATCTCCTACAATGAACGCGAGATCGTTACAGCTTTCATCGACATTGAAACGACATGCGAAGACGGCTTTCCCCAGATTTCAAATCCAACCGAAAAGATCATTGCAATCACGGTTCGGCTTGGAGCAAAGTCCTATGTCTTTGGACTCGGAGAGTTCAATATCGACATTCCGAATGTAAGATGTCAGCAGTACGACGATGAAAGAAAACTTCTGGAAGACTTTCTTATCTTCTGGGAATCACATGCCCCAGATATTATCACTGGCTGGAATGTTCGCTTCTTCGACATTCCATACCTTTATAATAGAATCAATTATTTGATGGGAGAAGAAGATTCCTCCCGATTGTCTCCGTTCAATCGTGTGTTTGAGAAGGTCATTCAATCTGCAACCCGTGGACCCCAGAAGTGCTACGATATCGTAGGTGTCTCCACGCTTGACTATTACGAACTATACAACAAGTTCACCTACACAAAGCAAGAATCATATCGACTTGATTACATTGCCTCAGTAGAACTAGGAGAGCGTAAACTCTCCTATGACGAATACGACAACCTGAAGGAGTTCTACAAGAATGACTTCAACAAGTTCGTTCACTATAATTACCACGATGTCGAACTAGTCTATAAGCTTGAACAAAAGATGAAGCTGATCGAACTGGTTCTTGCCGTGGCCTACTCAGCCAAGGTGAACTACGAAGATGTCTTCAGCCAGGTTCGTACATGGGATACCATTATCTACAACGAACTTCTCAAAGACAAAATTGTAATTCCAAAGAAGAAGTCTTCGGTCAAGGAACAACAGTACGAAGGCGCGTATGTCAAAGAACCCATTCTTGGCATGAACGACTGGATCGTTTCATTTGACTTGAACAGCCTCTATCCACACCTCATCATGCAATACAATCTCTCTCCAGAGACTATTTGCAGTGATTCATATTTCTTCCGTGGTGGTCTGACTCCTATTCATGTTCTCAATAACACACCGGAAGCACAGACCTACACCAACGAAGCCAAGAAGAGGGGCATTTGTGTCGCTGCTAATGGCGTTGGTCTGCGTAAGGACATCCAAGGATTCCTTCCTCGGCTAATGGAAAAGATGTATGCCGAACGCAGTCAATACAAGAAGAAGATGATTGAGTGCCAGAAGAAACTGGAAAGCAAGAAAATCACTGATGAAGAGAGAACTGAGTTGGAGTTCCTGGTTGCTAAGTACAACAACTTTCAGATGGCCCGTAAGATTCAGCTAAACTCGGCTTACGGTGCAATTGGAAACGAATACTTCCGCTACTACGACGAATCAATCGCAGAGGCAATTACACTTTCTGGTCAGCTTTCAATTCGCTGGATTGAAAACAAGATCAACGAGTTCCTAAACAAAATGCTCAAGAGCGAGTTTGATTATGTCGTGGCCAGCGACACAGACTCCATTTATATCAACATGGGTCCTCTTGTTGAGAAGTTGGCCAAAGGCAAATCGACTGAAGAGATCGTAAGCTATCTCGACAAGTGCTGCAAGGAGATCATCGAACCTTATATCAAGAAGTGTTACGATGAACTTGCAGATTCCATGAATGCTTATGCCAATAAGATGTTTATGAAGCGCGAATCTATTGCCTCTAAGGGAATCTGGACAGCGAAGAAGCGTTACATGCTTCTGGTCCACGACTCCGAAGGTGTTCGTTATGCCAAGCCCAAGACCAAGATTATGGGCATTGAAACAACCAGATCATCCACCCCACAAATCATTCGGGAAGAACTGAAGAAGTGTATCGATATCATTCTTACCAAAGACAACGATACCCTAATTAAGCATATCGATGATTTCAGAAACAAATTCCAAAAGTTTGAGCCAGAAGATATTGCCTTCCCTCGGTCTGTGAATGGCGTAAAAGATTATACGGACCAAGTAACCATTTACAAGAAGGGCACTCCAATCGCGGTCAAGGGTGCTCTTCTTTTCAATCATTATGTCAAGAAGGCCAAGCTTGAAAAGAAATATCAATTGATTCGGGATGCAGACAAGATCAAGTTCTTGTATCTCAAGTCCCCAAACCCTGTAGGTGGTATAACTGGCAAGGATTGTGTTATTTCTTTCATGAATTCTTTGCCAAAAGAGTTTGACTTAAACGCCTATATCGATTATGATACTCAGTTTGAGAAAGCGTTCCTAGACCCACTAAAGGCTATCGTAGAAGCCATTGGGTGGCAGACAGAAAGACGAAATACACTGGAGTCCTTATTTGCATAATGTAAACATCAATCAATTTTATTGTTTCCTTAGAAAAGAACATATGTATCAGCACAAGGACCATATCGGAGAATTCGATAAGGTCATGGTCTTCGGTGCTCAATCGTGTTCTGGTAGCGCAATGACATTTCATGTCATGACTGACTATGGCCTAGTAAGAAGCAGAGTTCCAATTCATATGCTTTGTTGGAAAGAAGATGCTCCTTTGATGCCACTAGATCATTTGCAGCTATGGGATTGTTTCCATGAAAATGTTTCTATTGTTGAATATGATGCTTTGTTTGATACAAGAGCAAAAGTAGTTCTGAAGGATAAATCAGAACATTGGGGCGAATATGTAATGACATTTGACTGGTACAGAAATTCTTATTCTGATGAGCCAAGCCAGTATAAGTGTCTTCATATGATTGCTCTAGATAATGGAAACTATACTCTACAACCAAACAATAGAGTCTATTGGAAGAATATGTCTTTTGTGACCAAACCTTTCCCACCAAATCCAGACTTCAAGGTTGATAATAAATCTTGGAGATGTGAGGGAGAAAGTGATCGTTGGATCATTGACGGACATGATGACAACTACTATTATGATATCAAGGAGAATAAGTAATGGATTTTTTAAAGGAAATAATTAATGTCTCAGGAAACAAATTCGCAAGTAAAGTCGAAGATGGACTTGATGGATCTGATGTTGGCGGCTATATTGATACTGGGTCTTATGTGTTTAATGCTTTGTTATCTGGCAGTCTATTTGATGGTCTACCTGATAACAAAATTACCTGTCTGGCTGGTGAATCTGCTACTGGCAAGACTTACTTCAGCATTGGTATCGTGGCGCAATTTCTTGCAGCGAACCCGGAAGGCGTAGTCCTCTACTTCGATACTGAACAGGCAGTAACCAGTGACATGTTTACTGATCGCGGAGTAGATCCAAAACGAATTGCTGTTTTTCCAGTCGAAACAGTAGAAGACTTTCGCCATCAGTGCTTGACCATTGTTGACAAGGTTCTTGCAACAGATGAATCAGAGCGCAAGCCAATGATGATTGTTCTTGACTCGCTGGGCATGTTGAGCACAGCAAAGGAAATGAACGATGTCGCTGAAGGTAAGAATACCCGCGACATGACTCGCGCACAAGTCATCAAGGGAACATTCCGTGTTCTTACTCTCAAGTTGGGTAAGGCAAAGATTCCCATGCTCATGACGAATCACACCTACGATGTAGTAGGAGCCTATGTTCCAACAAAGGAACTTGGTGGTGGATCTGGTCTAAAATATGCGGCTTCTACTATCGTAACTCTATCCAAGAAGAAGGATAAGCAGGATGATGAAGTTGTGGGTAATCTAATTACTTGCAAGCTTTACAAGAGCCGACTAACCAAGGAAAACAAGATCGTTCAGGTTCAACTGAACTTCGATAGCGGTCTGAATCGTTACTACGGTCTTGTTGACCTTGCCTTGGATTGTGGTATCTTCAAGAAGAACTCTACTAAGATTGAACTTCCTGACGGTACTAAGGTGTTCGAAAAGCATATCAACGAAGAACCTGAGAAGTACTTCACCGCTGATATTCTAAAGCAAATTGATGAAAAGGTTCAGGAGGAATTCAAGTATGGCTAAGAAAGCACTAATTATCGGGGCCAATGGCCAGGACGCTTCCTATCTTGCAGAGATGCTTGTTGAGAAGGGATATGAAGTTCATGGAACAGTTCGTAGAAATTCTGTTCCAGAATCTCAGACAACTCGTATCAATGATATTTGGGAGCAAGGAAAGATTCAGCTTCACTACGCAGATCTTACTGATCCAATCAGCATTGAAACTAATGTGCAGAAGCTTCAGCCGGATGAACTATATCATATAGCAGCACAATCTCATGTTCAGATTTCATTCGATCTTCCAAAGTATACCCTTGATGTGAATGGTGGTGGTACTCTGGCGGTACTTGAAGCAGTTCGTAGATTCTCGCCAAAGACTAAGGTTTATCATGCAGCCACTTCTGAGATGTTCGGAAACTCTTGTGACTCTGATGGATATCAGAGAGAAACTACTCACATGAGTCCTGTGAGTCCATATGGCTGTGCAAAGCTTTATGCACATAATCTTTGCCACAACTATAGAAATGCATATGGCATGTTTATTTGCTCAGGGATTCTATTCAATCACGAATCTCCACGCAGAGGTATCAACTTCGTAACCAACAAGGTTGCTCTCCAGGCAGCAAAAATTAAGTTGGGTATGGCAAATGAACTTGTTCTAGGAAATCTACGAGCAAAGAGAGACTGGGGCCATGCGAGGGATTATGTACGCGGAATGTGGAACATGCTTCAGATGCCAAAGGCAGACGATTATGTTCTTGCTACTGGATATGCATATTCAGTAGAAGACATGGTTGAATTTGTATTCGAACATCTTGGCATGGATTATCGCAAGTATGTCAAGACTGATAAGAAGTATGAACGACCAGAAGAATTGCATTATCTCCGTGGAGATGCTAGTAAAGCAAAGCGTGAAATGGGTTGGGAGCCAACAACTTCATTTGAAGAGATGATGGGAGAGATGGCCGATTACTGGATGCACAAGCTTCAGAACCCAAAGCTTGAATTTAACACGATTTGAGGTAAACATGGATAATGTACTTTTTTGTGATGGTCATGATAATGCATTCCTTGGTTTCATGTGGAGATTTGGTGAAAATCAACCAATCGCCGCATATAGCCAGAAGAAGATAATCAACAATCTGATGGAAGAAGGAATGACATTTGATGAAGCAGTTGAATATTTTGAATTCAACATCATCGGTGCATGGGTTGGAGCAGGAACCCCATGCTTCATTGAAGATATGACAATCGAAGAAGCAAAAGAAAGAGTTGAAGAATATGAAGTATAATATTGTAAATAATGACGGAAGCGAACATGCTGCAATTGAAATCGCAGAAGGAAAGTTTTCTGGGATTGCAGTTCAATATGGTGTTATCAAGGTTGAAGAATTGAACGAAAGTCTTGTTTTAAATTTCAATTATGATATAGTGAAAGGCGAAGTTTCCGATGCTGACAAAGAGCAGTTCAACCAAGTTGTCGGAGACATTCTAGTTAAGTTACTAGAAGAGCGTGATGGAACAATTGGTGACGAATTCGACGGAGAGGTAATTGAAGATGATGGAATCAGTTATATTGAAGAATCTGGCGACGAATGAAACTTACGCTCGTAAGGTTCATCCATTCCTCAAAGAAGAATACTTTTCAGGAAATGCCAACAAGAAGATCTTCGGTCTGATCTCTGACTTCATTACCAAGTACAATAGCCTCCCCACAAGGGAGGCTGTTGATATTAGCCTATCAAAGCTTGATCTAGTTTCTGAAGATGAATACACAGAATGCTCTAAGTGTATTGAAAGTATCTTTACCGAAACAGATCTTACAGATATCAATTGGCTTGTTGAGCAAACTGAAAACCATGTAAAGGATAAGGCAGTTTACAATGCTATCATGGATTCTATCCACATTCTTGACGGAAAGTCGAAGACTCATACAAAGAATGCAATTCCAACTATTCTTTCAAATGCTCTTTCTGTCTCTTTTGATAACCACATTGGTCACGACTATATTGACGATGCTGAACGGCGTTTTCAGTTTTATCATCAGGTAGAAAAGCGTATTCCATTCGATCTTGAATTCTTCAACGCCATCACTGGTGGTGGTGTTCCTGCCAAGACTCTCAATATCGTCATGGCGGGTACAGGAGTAGGTAAGTCTCTATTCCTTTGCCATCATGCAGCCAACTGCCTTGTACAGAACCTGAATGTTCTTTACATTACCTGTGAAATGGCAGAAGAAAGAATTGCCGAGCGAATCGATGCCAATCTACTAGACATCACTTTGGATAGCCTCAAAGAACTTCCAAAGACAGTCTATGATAAGAAAATGGAAGCTCTCAAGAGCAAGATTCATGGCAAGTTGATTGTCAAGGAATACCCGACAGCAAGTGCATCAGTTGCAAACTTCAAGCATCTTCTAGACGAACTCAAGATCAAGAAGCGTTTTATTCCAGATGTCATCTTTGTTGACTATATCAATATCTGTGCTTCTGCCAGGATCAAGCAGAATGCCAATACCAATAGTTACTTCTACATCAAGTCTGTTGCCGAAGAACTGCGCGGTTTGGCCGTAGAATATAATGTACCGATCTTCTCTGCTACTCAGGTAAACCGTTCAGGATTTGCCAATAGCGATTTCGGTCTTGAAGATACATCAGAATCGTTTGGTCTTCCTGCCACAGCAGACTTCTTCTGTGCTTTGATCAGCACAGACGATCTTGAAAATCTTGGACAAATTCTCGTAAAGCAGTTGAAGAACCGCTACAATAGTGCTACCGTGAACAAGAAGTTCGTGGTTGGTATTGATAGGTCCAAGATGAAGCTCTTTGATGTCAAGCGTGACGATCAAGACGGAATCTCCGATTCAAACCAGAATGATCCTCATGGATATGGTAATGGATACAGCCCTCGCCAGATTCCCAATCTGGTCAAGGTAAACGATTGGAAGATTGAATGAGCGCGTACATCGATAAGACTTACATCAACATCGTTTCAAGCAATCTGGGAAAGTTCAAATGGAAGAAGGACAATCTGGCAAACTGCCGTTGTCCTTTTTGTGGCGATTCTAAGAAGCGTAAGAATCTTGCCCGTGGTTATTTCTACCAGAAGGGGAATGATTTCTTTTACCGCTGCCACAATTGCGGTCATGGAACTAATCTCTATTCTTTCCTAGAAGCAATCAATCCAGATATCGCAAAGGAATATGCATTTAGGAGATTTTCAAATGGAGAAAATGGAAGATCAAACTACAAGAAGCCAAAGACAGAGGAGCTATTCAAGCCCTCTAGGAAGATTACTACATTCGAAGTTCCGCCACATTGCGTCAATGTTTGTGACCTTGATGCTGAACATTCAGTCGTGCAATATCTGGGCAAGAGAAACATTCCCGATGAATCGCTCTGCTACTTTTATTACACCGAAGACTTTGGAAAGACCGCGAAGGAATTCAGCAGCGAATACTCGCTACCAGAAGAACCAAGACTCGTCATTCCCTTCTACGACGAAAACAAGGAACTCATCGGACTCCAAGGCCGTGCGCTTGAGAGAGATTCCAAGATCCGATAT